ATACCAATACGTTCATACGCATCTTCAATAATTTCATCTATTCCGAGGTTCTTATCAAAAGAATAAGAACCAGAGGTAGTGTTAGCCATACTACGCTCCTGTGATAGTTAACGTAACGCTTCCGTCGGATCCTGTTGTTTGTGTTAAAGTTGCACAAATTCCATCTTTAAAAAGAATTCCAGAACCTGGAACATAAACTGCTAAACCTTCAGTATCGTATTTAAAAGTTGCCATTAAGTTACCAGCACCCGCACCACCTGTAGTAGCCGAATCATGTAAAGTTATAACAGAACCTGCTTCACCTCTACCTTGAATAGAAGTAACTCTAGCTCTACCTGCTCTTAACAATGATATAGCGCCCGTATCTTTTTGTAACGTTGTTTGATCACTTGAAAATGATCCGCCTCCGCCTATTGACATAATTTTTCTCCTTATATTTTATGCGGGGCCTAAGCCCCACATTAAATTAATTATTACGCTATTGTTGCACCAACTGTTGAAGTTGCAACCCAACCAACAGTGCTGTTCCAAACTAAAGTAGCTGACTCTCCTACTGCATCGAAAGTAATTGTAGTTCCGTTTGCAAAAGTAGTTGGAGTTAAAGTCCCGTCTCCACCGTCAACAATCATGTTAATGATTTTAATTTGTCCTGAAGTTGTACCATCAGCTAAAGTTAATGCATTAGCTCCAGTAGTAGTTACTTCAGTAATTAGGTTAGTTAGATCAACTGCACCGGCTCCTGATAGAGATTGAACACCACCTCTAATAGTTTGTCCGTAAGATGCGTTAGATGTAATTGCACCAGTTGTTGCGTTTTTTGTTATATCTTCAAAACCGTTTTCCGATCGGACCGGTCCTTGAAATGTAGTATTTGCCATAATTTTATCCTCCTAGTTTATGAATACTGTCTCTAGGCCGTCGACTATATGCGTCAGTATTCTAATTAATTATATAGTAATAAAACTATATACGAGTTTTAAGTAGAGTGCAAGAGAGCCTGTAATGTGGAGTGGATTTTTCCAACGATGTAGCTTTTTATTAAGTAGCTACAGAAACTTGTGGAGCCGCACCTTCAACAGAATTTTGTCTATGTGCAATGGCAGCTTCTTCAAGCTTGATCTTAGTAATGACTTCTTTGACTTTGTCATCAATTCGGACCATTTCAAGAGTGTATCTATTATTATCTAGATGCTCCTGTTCCCACTTCAACTCCAAGGACCTTTTTGCTTTGTATAGGTCTTGTATCATTTATAACCTCTTCATAAGTTATTCGATAAGGAAGGTTGCTAAACATTCCCGATTTTTCCCAAACTATACTGTTTTCTCCTAGCTTGTCAACTATTGATTTCTCTAGAGAAATAGCATCATCATTAGATTCTACTTCAAATCTACCGTGATGGTCATAAGCATATATGTTTATTAGGAATTTTTTCATGGTTTTGTCTTTCTATTTGTTAAATGTGGCGAGACTATGTCCCGCCACAAAAAATGAAGTATTAAGCTCCTGGAGAACCAAAGATACCTCTAGGGTCAGATACACCAAATACGTATCTTTCTCTAGCTTTGTATCTAACATTACCAGTATCGAAGTCACCTTCCATCTTAGTAGATAGAGGAGTTCTTTCGAAATGTTTCATACCATTAGGCACATCTGTAGTAATGAAGAACGCATCAGTGTCTGTTAAGAAATTATTAACAGAGTAACCTTGAGGAATCATCCCCATAGATCTGATTGCGTTGATATCATTATCAGCAGTTCCAACTCTACCAGCAGAAGCCATAAGTCTTTCAGCTGTGAATTGTAGTGCAGATGGGATGATCATCTTAACAGCTTTAGCTGCAATCTTTAAACCTCTTTCATCAGTAAGTGCAGCAATGTCAATCATTGATTGCTCTAATGAAGTTTCGTTTAAGTCAGACGCAGTTGTCAACGTATTCTGGAATGATCCAGCAAGCGTTGGGTGAGCTGTGTTGAAAAGAGTTACACCATCACCAGAAGTGAAACTACCGCCAGGCATTCCATTATTTAGTGGGTTAACTGCTTTAACTTGTTTAGTTTGAGCCATAGATCTTGCTAAAGCTTTTGTATATCTAGAAGCAAGTCTGTCATACAAATTATCTTCAATAGCTTCCTCAGTGATAGCAAACGCTAACGCAATTGTTTCGTTAGTGTATCTAGCTGTGAAAGTTTCTTGAGCGTTATCGTATGTAACACCTGAACCTTCTGGTTTTACTTGTGCTTGAGCGAATCCACTTAACATTACTTCTTCTTCAAAAGCTCTGTCAGATGACTCAGTAGTATAAATTTCAGCTGACTGATTTTCATACTGTTTGTATTCCAGGCCGAATAAAGCATTCAATCCTGGCTCTAGTTCTTTTACTAGTTGATTTCGTGATATAGCCATAATTTATCTCCTTATATACCTGCTACGTTGTTTCCTAAGATATGCTCATTAATCATAACTCTAAGAGCAAAGCCCTCAGCAGTTATATCAGAATGATCAGGATCTCTTGAAACACCTATTATTTTTAGTTGAGCGATCGATGCAGACGTAGTTGCAGATATCTTACTTGCAGATATGTACAACGGCGAGCTACCGTTAGCAAAAACTTGATCAGCACACCCACCAGTCTCATTATTGTTATAAGCTGTGTCGGCAGACATAATTTCGTACATTTGCTTTGGATCGTCAGTTATTAAAGCCGTAATATCCGTTGCAGTGTTAGATGCAGGCGAATAGTTAGACCATGTTGGTTTGTTCGTTGTTGCGTCAGTATAAAAAACGCCGTTTAGTACACCCAGATTATTAGCATCTGTGTTACCAGAAGATAGCACTACACCATCAGCTGTTAATTGCACCATTGCTCCGTGCGAAATTAAAGCTGAAGAAGCCGCTACGTTCCATTCACTAAGACCGTCGTTATTATAATTTTGACCAACTTTTTTTATGGGTCTGAAACCAAACCCAGTTGTTGAAGCATTAGCCATATTATTTTCTCCTTATGAACCTGCCCCGAAGGGCCTCCAGTTCGGTTTAATTTAATCGACGGTTTGAAAATTTTTAATTTTTCTTGCCACCGAAGGTTGTACGAGTTTGCATATCGATGTCGATAGGCATTCCCCTATGCTGTTCCTTCATAAGATCGTTGTCGATTGCGGTCTGTTGATCTTGAGCTTGTTTTTCAAAGTACTCTTGTCTTGACCTTGCGATCTCTTCCGGTACCCTAGTCAGCACTAGGCCGCCGTGTCCGATAACCCCTGCGTATTTGCCGTCTGCAATTGCTGGAAAGTCCTCTTGAGGATATTCGTCTGCCCTTACTAACTCATACCCGGACCTTAAGCGTCCTTGTATGTTTTTCGTGTCAACAAATCCTAAGACTTCTATCCTGACCCATCTGTGTCTGAATCCGTCTGGCGCGTTGGGCGTATCTAAATACGATGGTGGAGTCCAAACTTTTGGTCTTGCTTTTGGCGCAACCGCTTTAGCTTGTGATTGTACTTTTGTAGAATCACTTTTAGTTTGACTCGCACGAGTTGGTTTATTATTTGTCATATGCCTATACCTCCTTCGTGTTTATAAGTTGTTTCGCATACTCTTCTAGTGGCACACCTAATTTTCTCGCTATTGCGACTTGAGAAGATGTGAGTCTCACTTGTTTGCGACCACTCTTTGTACTACGCGTTGCAGAGGCAACGTTCTGTGTAGGTTTAGTAGTCTGTTTTTCTTCTACTGGTCTATCAAATTTATGGGGAAATTCAAGTCTTATTCTTCTATCAACTTCCTTATAATAATCGTCAGACTGAGGATCCATACCTTCTTCTTCGGTTAGTTTCCTGTGTAGATCGAATGCTGTGTAAGTCATGGCATTATCTTTGCCAAACCACTCATTTTCCTCTGCCCAAGCTTCTGCTTTTGGATCTCTAGCCGGTGCTTGTTGCATTGGTTGTCTTTGTTGTTGAACAGGCTCTTCTTTAGAAGCAGTCTCTTGCATTTGATGCTGAGTCTTTAATTCTGCTAATTTACCTTGTTCGTAACCTAATTGAGATATCTGAGTCAACGCTTCTACTTCTGCTTTAGAGTCTTCGTTTTGTCTAGCTGCTGCAAGTTTTGCTTGTGCTGCTGCAATAGAAGATGAAATTCTGCCTTCCATTTCTGTGGCATAGTTTTTATCTAAAGATGTAGCTTGTGTTTGAAACTGATCTCTTTCTTGTTTAACGCTGTGAGCATAACGTAAAGCTTCTTCTTTTTGTCTTTCCGCTTCACGCATTTTTTTAGTGAGTTTAGCTATTCTTTTCTTAACTCCTTCAGAATACTCTTCAACTGCTTGAGTGTTGTCTTGTGGTTTATCACTTTTTTCTTCGTCAGTTTTCTGTGTAACCTCACCGCCTTCATTCTTTTCATCTCGAACAACAGGCTGCTCATCAGATTTCTCAGCTGTGTTATCGGGCTGATCATCGTATGTAATATTTGCTTCATTTGGTTTTACCTCATTTTCAAAAGTCTTATCTGCTTCTTTTTCTGTTTCTGGTAATTCTACTCTTGCACCCGGTCCGGATGTATCTAAATCAACCATTGGCTCATTAGATAGTTTTTCTTCTTTGTCTGGCATAGTTCCTCCTATGATTGTTAAAATTCGTGGAATATATCTTCAGGGTTTTCCACGGTTGCTAAAACTTCATCATCATTCAAAAGTCTTATCTCACCCCCATCTATTTTAATTCGCGATCCGGCATATCTTGCAAAGATAATCCAATCACCTTTCTTGGCCCAAGGACCTTCTGGAAATCTTTCTTTATCATAACAGTGTGGACCCATATCTAAAACAAGACCGCAAGTTGATGCTACTTGTGATCGTTCGACTGTGTCATCTGCTAATATGATTCCGCCTTTAGTTTTTTCTTTTTGTTTAAAAGGTAAAACTAAAATTCTCCAACCTGTTGGTTTGGGTAATTTTCCAGATTCTTCTGGTTTTTTTTCAGTAGGTTTAACACCCACTAATTTTTTATTGGGTAACTCAATTTTTTGAGTTGATGTCGATAACTGTTCCTTCATTTTCTTTTTGCTCCTTTTTGTTTAGCAGGCTGGATATTTCCTGACTTAAATATTGATACGTTCGTATCTGTCCTAACATATACTGGTATTTCTCCATATTGTCAACACCACCGGATGCCATTGAAGATATTACATCATCATGTCTCATCTTTATTATTTTTCTTATCTTGTCGATAAATGTCATTTCGTCCATTATTTCTTTTTCCTTTTCTTTGGTTTTATCTTGCTGCCATATTTTTTAGTCCATTTTTTTGCAATAGCAGGCTCTTTTGCAAATAAATACTTTCTTTGTTTTTCAGATCTAAAGGGCAACTCTAGGCTCCCTAAAATCAGAAATTGCTTTTAATTTTTCTTGTGCATCTGCAATCTTTTGAAATAATTTATCAATCTCATCTATATGTTGTGGGTGTTCACCAATACCTACAGAATTTTCTAAGTATATTTTTATTGTTGCGTCTGCTTCAGCTATTTGTGCTTCGTACCTAGCTTCAAGAGCGTCTAGTATTGCTGTTTTCATTTAACATTTCCATCGTTTACGTGCCTGTCGAAGTCTTGAATTTGGATTAGCCGCAGCCTTTGGAAATTTTTTCATTTGGCCTGCGCTTCTTGCGCAGTACGACTTACGTCGATTTGCAGCTTTAGATCCTGGTTTAACTTTTCCAGTCACGGCTGTTTTTAATTTTGAACCGGGATTTTTTCTTCTGTAGGCAGCAACACCGGCTCGTGTCATACCTGCTCCAGATTTTGTAGATCTGAAGTTTTTCTTGTTTCTTGCTGGCATGTTATCTTGCTTTCGCATTTTTGATAACTCCTTTTAAAGTTTTAGCTTGTCCAGCATGTAATTTAGATGCTTTTTTTAAACCCTTAATTACTTTTTTAATTTTCTTTATTTTTTGTTTTCCCATTATACTCTACCTCCAAATGCCATTCGTTTTCTTTTTGCAAATGTTGAAACGTTAGTTGGTTTTCCGCCAGGATTACCTGCTGCCCGTTTTCGTTTGACAGCACTCGCCTTTTGTCCACTTGTCATCCGTGTGGCTTTTGCAAGTGGGACGCATTTCGGATATTTTCGTTTGCTTCCTTTCGATCTCCCGCAAGGTTGATACTTGCCGTCCTTCTTCGGTGCTCCGATATCTACCCATTTCTCTTTCACCCATGCTCTTAAGCCTTTCTCGGCCATTAGACAATATCCACCATCCTTGTCACATCTTCGACAACGATTCCACCATTAGCTTTCTTAGTTCTTTTCTTTTTACCCCCTGGTGTAACTTTACCTGAACATACGGCTGAACCGTACATGTTCGCGTACGCCGAAGGGTATACTTTAAATTTTCTCTTAGCGGCTGCTTTGCCTTTTGCACAAAGTTTTGCCATAATTTACCTCTTAGTTTTCGTTAATTACTAATTTGCAATCAAGACAATACTTTACTTTTTTAGAGATATTATTTGTATGAGCGCAAATAACTTTAGTACCAAAAATTTTTTGTAATAATCTTTTAATCATTATTTATTAATTTTCCCAGATTTTTTAGATTTAGAACCAAACTTACCATAAGATTCATTAGCAGAATCTTTTAACTGTTTTGCAGTTCTTTTCTTCTTAACTCTCATAGCAATAGATTCATCTTTTCTATCTTTAAAACCTTGTTTCTTTTTAGGAATAACTCCTTTAGCCATTAAGATATCTTTTTTCGTAATTTTACCATCACCTGAGTGATCTGGAAATTTACTTTTCTTTTTTTTCTTTACAGGTCCGCCTTTTGCGTACATAGCGCCACCGGCCATTCCCATATCAGAAGGGTAGTAACCAGACTGCATATCTTTTCTCATCATGCCGCCACCCATTTTTTTTGCTCTTCCGCCATTCATTAACTTTTGTCTGTTCGGATTTGTTTGATTATTATAGTTTCTATTTGACATATTATTTTTTCCCCTTCATGGCTCTTCCGAAACCACGTTTAGCTTTTCCGCAGCCTACACGACCGCCTTTTTTAAAATAACTTAAACCATCATTACCTGGTGAATAAGTAACAGGTCCTCTAGGTGTTCTTAATTGAGGTGGTAACATTCCTCTCTCCATCTCTTTAGCTGCTTTATAAGTTCCAAATCTTCCTCCAGTCATAGGAGTAGCATCTTTACCTGAACGAAGATATCCATCTTCACCTTTAAAAACAGATTTTGTATTTCCTACACCAGTGTTTCCATCTTTAATTGTGTAGACTTCATTTGTATTTTTTTTAATTCTTTTTGATAATGCATTTTTTTTAGGTCTAGCAGGCATGCTATCCATAATTGTAGTTTTTGTAGAAACAGGAGTAGAAACAACTTTTTCTTTAAACTCCATCATATCAGAACCGCTGTCATCTTTTTGAGATTGAACTCCAGCATCAATAGCCGCGTTTCTTTTATTTCTTGCAGCTAATCCTAATCCACCTAATAGAAGTGCTCCTAAAATTTTTTTATTTCGTCTTCTAGATTTTTTGCTCATTATTTTTTACCACCGTTTTTAAATATTTGTGTACCCTTTATACCATAAATGCTCGCCACGACAAGGATCCAAAGATTTGTGAACCATGAAGGGAGCGACTGGAAATGCTCAAAGAAGACTTTTATCTTGTCCATAGCCTGTACGTCATCTGAAAAAACTCCATATGCGAGCACCAAGATGGGCAACGTGAGAATTACGAGAACCGCCTCGTCCTTATAATCTGATTGTCTCGCTTCTAAAAGTTTTCCCTGGTAAGCTTCCTCTCCAGAGGCCATACGAGATGCATGCATAAGCTGTGCATCTGACATAGCTATCTTCGTTTTCTGCTTGTTAGCATAAATTTTACTTCCAGCAGAAACGGCTAATTTAATTGCCGATAACCACATGTTAGTACCAAGTAGCCTTTACAGGTTTCTTATCTGCTCTCAAAGCTTTAGTGCCTTTAACTTCAACAGTTTGTGATTCAAATGGATTAGTAGTTTCTACAACTACACCACCTTGTTTCATACCATCTTTGTCTGCACCTAACTCAGGAGTAACGTTTTGGTTTTTATTTTTTTTCATATGTTATCCTTATACTATCTTTTAGGACCTTTCAAGATCCTAACATCTGTTTGTTTCATCATGTCGTTCATCATTTTTGCATCAATTCCCATTTGCGTCTTTTCTAACGATGTATCAGCTCTTAATTCAGCTAATTCTTCGTTCTGTTGCAGCTTTTCATCAAACTGTTGTTGACCCATTAATTGTTTAGATTTATCTAAATTTATCT